GATCGACGATCTCTATTATACGGTCGATGAACTGACTAAGTTCGCCGAGTTCACTGAGAACAAGTGGGCCGAGGCATACGACGAGGACCCTTCCTACACTCGTCGGTTCGGTAACAAGTAATGCCGTCCGTAGCGAGAATAGGAGACTCTGCGAGTACGGGTCATGCCTGTACCGGTGTCACCACGATTACAAGCCCTTCCTCAAACGTGTTCGCCAACTCCAAGGGCGTCGAGAGAAAGGGGGATCCCACGGTGGTCCATACCATTCTATCAGGCAACGTCTGTGTTCCTCACGTCGAAACGATCAAGGCCGGAAGCTCCAGTGTGTTCGTCAATGGTATCCCGTGTGCCCGAGTCGGTGACGCCTGCGATGCAGGCGCTATAATCTCTGGGAGCCCCAATGTTTTCGCTGGTGGTTAGGGTATAAATAAACGTATGAGAACAGCAAACGACATACTGGCCCGTTCACAGGACTACTCGGATTTTGATCTGGGGTTCAGTAAGAACGCCGTCACTAACGATCTGGCAAAGAAACGTGGCGCCGAGGCCGTCAAACAGTCAGTGCTCAATATACTACTCACCGGTCAGGGCGAGCGTCCCTTCATGCCGGCCTTTGGTGGAAACGTAAGGGCATACCTCTTCGAGAACTTCGATTCCGTAACCGAGGAGGTCGTGGCCGAACAGATAAGAACCGCTCTGAGGAACTACGAGCCAAGGGTGAGACTGGAGGAGGTCGTCGTAAGCGCCGACCCCGATAGGAACGCCATAGACGTTCGCCTAGAGCTAGAGATACTAACACCAACGCAACAGACCACGTCGGTCGAGTTTACGGTTGAGAGACAACGATAATGGCAGACAAAAGATTAAAAGTTTCAGAACTGGACTTCGAGCAGATCAAAACGAATCTGGTCGACTACCTCTCCGAGGATCCAGAGTTCGCGGACTATAACTTCGAGGGCTCTGCCCTAGGAACGATCACCAACCTTCTGGCGTACGTTACCCACTACAACGCGGTCAACGCCAACCTAGGAATCAACGAGACGTTTCTCGATACGGCACAGACCCGTGGATCCATCGTGGGTCATGCTCGTCTGTTAGGATACACGCCTAAGAGCGCAACCTCCGCTAAGGCCGTGGTCAATGTTACCGTCAACTCTCCTACCTCACAGAACCTAAACATTAGCCGTGGCCACAAGTTCAAGGCCTCCGCTTCTGGTACCACGTACAACTTTGTTACCATACAGGACTACTCAACGACCAACGCTGCCTTCACTGGAGTCGAGGTATACGAGGGAACCCTTAAGAACCTTGAGTACGTCTACACGAGTTCGTCAACGGAGAGATTCATTATCCCTGATCCCGATGTGGATACGTCAACGCTCAAGGTGGACGTCTACGACAACAAGGACGCGTCAACCTTTAAGACGTTTGTTCTGGCTAAGACGATCACAGAGATCACCTCAACGTCCAGGGTCTACTTCGTATCAGAGAATCCTGACGGTCGATTCGAGGTATCGTTCGGCGATGGAGTACTCGGTAAGGCGCTGGAGAACTCCAACCTTATTCGGATCTCATACCTCGTAACGAACAAGGCAGAAGCAAACGGTGCATCACTCTTTACCAACGTGGACGCAATCGAGACCAACACCAACGTTACGGTGGTTACCTCGGCCAACTCTGCTGGTGGGCACGAGAAAGAAGCGGATGATTCCATTCGACGTAACGCACCCATCACCTTTGCCTCTCAGAACAGATGCGTAACCCCCAAGGACTTCGAGGCCGTCATCAAGGAGAGCTTCGCTAACATCGATACGATCAAGGCATGGGGCGGAGAGGACAACGATCCACCGGACTACGGTAAGGTATTCGTATCGATCAAACCAGCGAACTCTAGTATCCTATCGGCCGTTGAGCGTGAAACCATTTTGACCGATATCGTAAAACCAAAATCGGTGGCAACGATTAGAACAGAGATCGTGGATCCTTCCTATACCTATATCTCACTTGAGGTGTTCTTTAAGTATAACCCATCGCTGACCACTAAATCAAAGGTACAGCTCGAGGAAGCGGTTAAGACAGCGATCGCTGGATTCTCTACATCAACACTGAATACTTTCTCTGGTGTGTTCCGACACTCCAACCTATTGAAAACAATTGATAATACCGACGAGGCCATTCTTAGTTCAACCGCAAGGGTCTACGTCAAGAAAAGATTTGTTCCAACCCTGAACGTTGCGACGAGATACGAACTTGATTTCTCAACGAACCTATACAGTTCGCCCACCGAGGACTCAGTTATCAATCAGTCCACACTGTTTACGGTTAACGGTAACACATGTCGTCTGCGTGATATTAAGAACGCTGACAACACTAGAACGGTTCAGGTCGTAAAGGGACAGGGAGCGAACACCGAGGTGATCATAGCCAACGCTGGTTTCGTTCAAGGTACCAAGGTTATACTGACGGCGTTCAATCCGTCAAACTTCCAAGGTAACTTTATCGAGGTCGAGTGTATTCCTGACTCGTTTGACGTTGCTTCGATTCGCAATAACTTATTGACCATTGACTCAGCTGACACTGCGGTGCAGGGTGAGATAGATTCCATTGCGGCAGGTAAAGAATTCTCAGGCGTAAGATATAACACAGTGTCTAGACATGGATAAAAATATCGCACCACACATATCGGCTCTCGTAGACTCGTTCGTACCCGAGCATATAGAAGCAAGCTATCCAAAGTTGGTTCTCTTCCTTAAGGCGTATCTTAATTTCCTTGAGGATACCAACAAGGCTTCCTACTATCAGAACACTTTACCCGAGCAGCGTGACGTGTGGCAGCAGGAACAACAGTTTCTTGCGCGTATTCAGAAAGAGATTGGGCTATACGTTCCACGAGATTATGCGGCTACACCTAAGGTTTTCTATCAAAAGGTAGTGGATCTGTATAGATCAAAGGGTTCCGAAGCCGCGGTTAAAACGTTCTTTCAGCTATTCATTGATGACGTAGTAGAGATTTATTATCCTTGGGAACAGGTACTGATTCCTTCTGACGGCCGTTGGGTCGTTGAGGATAAACTCAGAGTATCCATGTTGACCGGAGACGCTGACCTATTCGCTGGACAAGTTATTCGTCAGGTTGCGTCAGATGCCGTAGCAAAGGTTGATAAGGTAGAGCGTAGAGTATATTCGGACGGAGTTATATTCGAACTTACTCTCGTGAAAGGAACTCAGTCAGGTACCTTTGAGGCAGGACAAACAATTTCAGCAGTTGGTGGATTATCCGCAGAGATATACAAATCAGTCTCAGGATTTAAGATCAACAACGGTGGCTCAGGATACGTTCCCGGTGATCGTATTCGCGTATTAGGATTCGAGGGTTTCTCGTTTAATGCCTTTGTATCATTCGTTGATCCAAACGGCGCAATCACTGATATCCGTATTAGTAACTACGGTGCAGGTAATACACCTGAGCACGTAAAGGACGCTAACGTATCAGAGATCTTTTACTTTAAGAACTTTGATCTTTATCGTTACTCAAACGATAGCCAAGCAGTAGACTCAACTTTAGATATTTCATCAACGAACGGTAACGGTGCAGACATTGATTTACTGTTTGACACCGTGGTAACAACCGCAGGTGAGTATCGCGGAGTCAAAGGTCAGCTATCAGAATCAATTGTGATTCAGGATTCTAAGTTCTATCAAAAGTATTCATATGAAGTATCAACTAACTACTCGACTGATATATGGCTTGATGCATTAAAGAGAACAGTTCACCCAGCGGGTATGGAAGTTTTTGGTAATATTCGTCTTAACGAGTTTGCCGATAACAGCATTAAGTCCAATGTAATATATACTGCAACAGTCGCACCTAGTGAGTATGAAGTACTTGAACGTCCAGTTCTTAAGAGTACTCCGCTTGGTTTCCGTCAGGACTATACGGTTCAGACAGAAGTATATTTCTCTGAGGCATATGTTGGTATTGAGGACTTTAACCTAGAGTTTATAGATGTCACTGAGTCGAGATCGCAGGGATTAACCGACGAAGTATTCGTTACACAGGATTAAAAAATGGCTAGCAGTTTATCTACAAAGTTTCAGTATAGGAATGCAAGGGATCTCGTAAGAGCCGTCACGGCGTCGGGATCCAGTTTCTATATGTTTTATGGTCGCACTAAACCTTGGACGGATGAAGCGACTCCACCCACACCGGACAACTCAATCAAAGCTGAGTATGATGCATGGCATGATATGACTGCTCTGAAAAAGATTGACGGTCAAGATGTTCGTCTTGGGTTTCGTAGAATTGACTGGACCACCTCAACGGTTTATTACGAGTATCGTGAAGACGTTGATCTAACTGATAAAGATTTTTATATTTACACGGACGAGAAAAAGGTATATAAATGTATCTCTAATAATAACGGAGCTGCATCGACTATTAAACCAACACACACCGATAACAGTATTACAAAACAAGCGGACGGATATAAGTGGAAGTATATGTTTACTTTGTCCGATTCATTGATTCGTAAGTTCTTTGTCCCAGGCTATCTTCCTATTGATGAAAATGAAACCGTTGTTAACAACGCGGTGAAAGGTGCGATTGAGAACATTCGTATTAATACTTCAGGCAGTGGGTATACCGCTAGCACAACCATACCAGTGTTCATTGCTGGAGACGGTAACGAGAACGCTTCAGCCGAAGCAACCTTAACCGTTGATGGCGGAACCATAGTTGGTATAACCGTAGCCGACGGTGGAAGTAATTATCCTTATGCCCCAGAATCAAACATACCAGTTGCGATTAGACAGGTTGGAAACAACGGTGCAGTAGAGACTGCGTTCTGTTTAGCCAACACTGATGAGAATGGAGCGGTATCAAGTATCACTCTTGTTCTAGGTGGTTCTGGTTATACGTCAGGTACTGCATCAATCGTTCAGTCATCCTGTCAAGCAGAAGCAACAACAAACGGCTCAGGTGAAGTTACCGACGTATCAATCTCAACCGGTAAGCAAGGACAAAATTTTAGAAAGGCCACGGCAAAGGTCGTAGGCACAAGTACTACTGAAGCAACTCTTACACCAACGATCTCACCGTTCCTAGGTCACGGCGCATCGCCAGAAAGAGAACTTCTTGCAAGGTACACGTTGGTCAACTTAAGATTCGCGTATGACGAGGGCGAAGGGGACTTTACAGTCGCAAACGATTTCCGTAGAATCGGTATGATGGAATCCCCACTTAACTACGGAACAACCACAGCATCAACGGCTCAGACCCTTGATGCAAAATATAGAATTACGCTGAATGAATCAAACGTACCGTTCACTGCCGATGATACAATCGTTGGTGAAACGAGCGGTGCAATTGGACTTCAGGTTGACGTATTTGAATCCAATAAGCTAAGAGTTATTCGTGGTAACGACGTATCCAACTACATTGATTTTTCTGTAGGAGAGACCGTCAGAGGACTATCATCGGGTGCATCAGGAACTATCGCAAGTATAACAAATCCTGAGGTTGAACCATATTCCGGTGATATTTTGTTTATAAATAATCGTGAAGCAATCACTCGCAGAAACGATCAGATCGAAACGATAACATTAGTGCTGGAGTACTAGAGGAACACAATGACAAATTTTAATACTTCACCTTACTTTGATGATTTTGATGAGCAGAAGAAATTCCTTCGTGTTCTCTTTCGTCCAGGGTACGCGGTACAGACTCGCGAACTAAACCAAGCTCAATCGATTCTTCAGAATCAAGTAGCACGGTTCGGTCAATCCATCTATGAAGAAGGCTCAGTTGTTGTCCCAGGACAAATGACGATTCTTCGTCGTGACTCAATTAAAGTCAATCCAGTCATTCAAAGAATTGAGACGATCTCTGGTACTGAAGGTACTCCAACCGATATTTCCGCAGCAGATACTCCAGCAGCAGCAAGGTTAATGCTTAATAAGACTGGCACAGGTTTTGGCGTAAGCGGTGGATCGGATGCGACTCTTCTAAACACTAAGGCTCTACTTAGAGCATGGCAACCAAGGGATACTTCAGTAAGTCCTGAGATTCCTCAAGGATTCGTCGTTGAGTATACTCGCTCTGCCGATAACAACACTAAGAGTTTATTCTCTGCCGAAGAAAGAGTCAGAGTCAAGATATCAGAAACCGATGCCGATAACTTTGTTGAGTATCAGATCACTCTTAGACCATCAAACGAAAACCCAAACGCAACCGCTTCATTTGCTGAAGTACAACGAGGCATTTACTTTTTAAGAAATCATTTTGTTCTTGTTGAATCTCAAGTTGCAATCATTAATGCCTATAATACTACTACACCTGCTTCCGTTGGATTTACTGTTGCTGAAACGTTTGTAACTCCTGAAGAGGATAACTCTCTTAATGATAACGCTAATGGAACGTTTAACTTTTCTGCTCCTGGCGCTCATCGTTATAAAATCGAAGCAACTCTAGTATCCAAACAGATTACTGTTACGACTGACTCTGACGGAAACGAAGTTTATGTTCCCGACACCAGTGATGCCGATTACATTGAGACAATGCAGTTCACTAACGGTGTTATGCAAGAGCATAAGGTTGTAGCAAACTATTCACAACTTGAAAAGGCACTTGCTCGTAGAACGTTTGACGAATCCGGTAACTATTCAGTTAATCCATTCAGAGTTCAAGTCAAAGAAAAGCGATCCAATAATCGTGGCGCATGGACTGAAGGAAGATTCTACCTCATCGGTGATATCGTAACCGACGGTGGTTTTACTTACAGAGCAATGCAGTCAGGTACTGCAGGTCCAAGCAGACCTTCAGTCGCTGTAGGAACAGGGGTTGCTGATGCGGCCGATGGTTCCCTTGACTCAAACGTGGTTTGGTCATACGAAAAATATCCACAGTACAATGGTGGTGACGTAGCCGATCTAGGTCAAACCGAAGCACAGGCCTTGGATCAAGAAGGTAAGCTTACGGTTATTGTTGAGCCAGGAAAGGCTTACGTTAAGGGTTATGAAATTCAAAAGACTGCACCGGGCCGAATTGATATCACAAAGGCGAGAGATGCTCTCCTTGAGGAAAATGATTCTATCGGATCAGTCATGGGTAACTATGTAGTTGTTAGTGCACCTGAAGCCGTTCTTGACATTGCTGCTTTGGAGCAAGTCACCCTTTATGACCAATTCCAAACTGCTTTGTTATCAGTCGCCGGTTCATCGGTAGGTACCGCAAGAATTCGTGGTCTTGAGTTTATCAATAACGAATATCGTTTATACTTGTTTGACGTAAAAATGAACTCTGGCAAATCCTTTGTTTCCAACGTTAAAGGTATCAAAGGTGTCTCAGGATACACAAACATTGTTAACCAAAGATCGTTTGATAACCAAGGATCCATTACGATCGCAAATGCTGATGAAGTAACTGGTGTTGGTACAAGATTTAGTACAGCATTCGTCGTAGGAGACTACATTGAGGTAGAAGGTACCACTAGACGAATCACTGCTATCACGGACGATACGACTATGGCGGTATCATCCGGGTCAAACTATACTGGTGGTGTCGCGTATCGTAAGGTTGAGTCTAGAATTCATTTACCAAACTCTAAGACGGTTATGTACCCGATGTTTGTCGAGGCTGTAAAAACAGTTAAGACTGAGGCGGGAGGTTCTCAGGTTGAGTACACCGTCATGCAAAGATTTAATAACAGTTCGGACGGTAGCGGTACCGTTGAATTTGCTCGCACCAGTGCAGTAGCATCAAGTGGTACTGGCACGCGATTCTCAACTAGTGTTGAGGAAAATGAAATCATTCTTGTCGAGGCAGGCGGTTCACTAGTTCAGATTGGAACCGGCGGTGTTGCGATTGATCGCTCAAACTCAGATACCGATAAGATCACTATCACTGGTCTTTCTAACAGCACATCATACGTTGCTATGATTCCAGTGATTAAAGAATCTGCTACGGATTCTAGAGAAAAGACTAAGACCCTACAGACTGGACAGATCGACATCGTTGATCTTGATGCCTTAGCCAACAGAAGAATCTCTTTGAGTAAAGCAGATGTCTATAGAGTCGTAAGAGTATCTATGTCGTCCGTTGCATCTGGTGGAACTTATGATGCTTCAGGTGAGATTGACATCACTGATTGGTTTGACCTAGACGATGGTCAAAGAGAAGCATTCTACGATCACGCTAGACTTATTCGTAAACCAGAATACTCTGCACCAACTGGGTATATTCGTATTGACTATGAATACTTTAGTCATGGTAACACTGGCGACTACTTCTCGATTGATTCTTATCCCGTCAGAGACGAAGACATTCCATACTATCAGTCAATCTCTGGTCCTATTCCACTTCGTAACGTTCTTGACTTCCGTCCAGTTCTTAATGATGCAGGTACAGGGTTTACAGGAACAGGCGGATCTCTTTCGCTTCCACCAAAGCCAGGAACAGAATTAACGGCAACATATCAGTATTATACTTCTAGAATTGATAAGATAGCGATTGGCCTTCGTGGTAACGTCTTTGATCTGCGTGGTACTCCATCACTGAATCCTCAGATTCCTCAGGGTGATCCAGAAGCAATGGATATTGCTCAGCTAGATATTCCTGCTTACACGTTTAGTCCTAAGGATATTAATATTAAGAGAATTGACAATCGTCGATATACCATGCGAGACATTGGTACTTTAGAAAGTAGAATCGACAGACTTGAGTATTACACCTCTCTGAATTTATTGGAACAACAAGCGGCCGCCCTTGAGGTACCTGATGACGATGATCCGAGACTAACAAGATTTAAGAACGGCTTCGTTGTTGATAACTTTGCTGGACATAGAACAGGCGATACGAGAGCTCGTGACTATCGTGCAGCGATAGACATGGAGGCAAACGAACTTAGACCAACATTCCATGTAGAGAACACAGAGTTGGTTGAGTCAGTATCAACCGATGCGGAAAGAACTGCTGCGGGTTATCAAGTAACCGGCGAGGTTCTTACTCTCCCATATACCGAAGAAACATTTATTGAACAACCCTTTGCAACCACAACTGAAAACGTTAATCCATACGCCATCTTTACGTTTGTCGGTTCGGTATCACTAAACCCTTTTGCTGATCAATGGTTTGAGACCAACAGATTGCCCGACATCGTTAATGATGTTGAGGGTAACTTTAACGCTACGCGAGATAGACTAGCGCAAGAAGGCGTTTTAGGAAACGTGTGGAACGCTTGGCAGACTCAGTGGAGCGGTGTAAGAAATATAGGTGGAAGACGTACAACTGGAGGAGGTGAAGGTACTTGGCGCCAAACTTGGCAGGACTGGGAAGAGCAGTCTGATCAAACTAGGACAGGTATTAACACTGAAGTAGTCGCAACCTTTTCTCGCGAATTGGTCGAGGCTGATCGTGAGGTCTCTCGTTCAGTTATTCCGTTCATTCGTTCTCGTGAAGTCGTATTTGTTGGTCGCGGCTTAAAGCTGCAATCAAATCTATATCCATACTTTGACGGTGTTCCTATCACTGAACACGTAACACCGGCCTCTCGTATTCAGTACGGACCCGAGGTCGATGGTGGTGAATCCGGAGTGTTTGATTGGCAAACACAAGCAGGCGGAGACGCGGATCAAATTGCACGTCGCTTTAATCCTTTGACTGGGGTACAAGGTACTCCTCAAGGAAACACCCAACCTGCTCTTAACAAAGGTGACGTTATCTTCGTTGCGAAACGAGGAACGACTACATATGCAACTCCAGAGGCTTCACCATGTACAGCGGTTTGTGTACTACAAGAGGTACAACCTGGAGGTGTTAATCGTACTGCACTGGTTATTAACCACTCTGGAAATTTCCAAGTAGGAGATATCATTGAGGGATCTATCTCTGGTAACAGAGGTAAGGTTACTCTTTGGTCAGCAAAGACTAAAGGCGATCAACTTACAACTAACTTTGGTGGCGATGTTGCTGGTGTCTTTGAGATTCCTAATACGCCTCAGATACAATTTAGAACAGGTACTCGTGAGTTTAAGTTAATCGACAATGAAACTAATAATGACCGTACTGCAATGACTCGTGGCTCTGTTAACTACGAGGCCAATGGTATCCTAAGGGATATTCAATCGACATTCAATAGCGTAAGAAACGGCCAAATAGTTCAAACTGAAATAAACGATGAACAGACCGTTACGTTGGATAGCGGAACGGATCTAATCTCAAGTGTGTGGGTTCCTAGAAGAAATGACGATTTTGGTACCCGTTTCGGCGGCGGTGGCGATTCATCAGATCCAATCGCGCAAACTTTCTTTGTTGAGGAAGAGGTCGGTTGCTTCTTAACATCAATCGATATATATCTTGCATCTGTTGATCCTGAGGTACCACTAAGGCTTCAAGTTCGTAACACAGTTAATGGTTATCCAGGACCAGTAGTACTACCGTTTGGTGAAGTTATCTTGGATCCGTATCAAATCAGAGACGATAACCGATTAAGGTACGGTACTGGATTTGGCCTATCGTCCAACACGACTGACCTAAGCGCACTTGATTCTTCTCCGATTGATCTAGCGCTTTCACCTGATACTCCAACAAGATTTACGTTTGAATCTCCTGTCTTTGTTCAAAGCGCACAAGAATATTGTATTGTCCTTTTATCAGATTCAAACAACTATCATGCATGGATATCAAACCTAGGTGAGTTTGATGTTCTTACAGATGTGCAAGTTCATAAGCAGCCTTATCTTGGATCGTTCTTTAAGTCTCAAAACAATAGAACTTGGACTCCAGCTCAGAACCAAGACTTGAAGTTTAGAATCAATAAGGCTCAGTTTAGTAATTTATCCAACACTATCACTGGACCAGACGGCCGAAAGGAATCGGTCAACACACGTAGTCTCAACCCAGGTGGTACTGCGACTTTCCATAACGCAAGATTGGATTTACATGACCTAGAGGATGATCCACTACAAACAAGATTTGGATCTAAATACGTTCGTGTGTTCCATCGTAATCACGGATTCACCAAAGAGAACTCAAAGGTTACTCTTTCAGGATTTGTTGCTGGTACATTTGCTGGTATTAACGCAACCGAGTTGAATAAGACACATGATATTGTTCATGTTGGTCACGACTCGTATGTTATTAAGGTAACATCTTCGGCAAATGAAACAACGAGAGTTGGTGGTAGTAACATTCAAGCAACTCGTAACGTTCTCTTTGATGGAATGCAACCAGTCGCACCGAGATTCAATTTCTTTGAGACTCGTATCGACTTTATCGCAAAAACTTTGTCAGGCCAGAGCGTGTTTGGTGGAGAGACTCCATACGTAAGAGATACCGTTGGTATTGAGGTTCTTGAAAACGAAAACAACTTCTTTACTACACCTAAGCTTCTTGCTTCTGAAGATAATGAGGTAGTCGTGAATGGTGATAAGGTTAAATCCTTAGATCTTGACGTAAGACTGTTTAGTACTAACGCTAATCTTTCACCTGTGCTAGAACTTACAAGAATGTCATTGACTACATTTAATAACAGAGTAAGTAATCCAACGATCACCAATTCACCGTATCTTCCAACTGAAGCTGAAGAACAACAATCTGACGGCACAGTGTTTGATAAGTATGGAATAGTTTCAGCTGATACGACAAACATCGTATTGGTATCAAACGACTCAAAACAAATTACGACAGCGAACAACTCTATTCGTGGTAAGTTCCAAGATCTTATCGTTGGTCAAGTGATTGAGCTATCCAATTGTCAAAACGCAAGTAACAATGGACAGTGTATCGTTACTGCTGTTGAGCCTGATGGTTCTATAGTAACCACGGATAAAAACTTTGTCGCAGAAAGTCCTGCTGGGGCCGCTGGTGGTATCAACATCGTTGGATATAATAACTACATCGATGAGATCTCACCTAACCAAGGTACTACTGCAGCTAAGTATATGACTAGAAGAATTAACTTGTCCGACGCTGCAGGTAACTCAACCGCTATGACTATAAGGTTCGCGGCTAATGTTCCAACCGGCGCAAACATTGATGTATATAGAAAAACCAAACTCTCCTCGGATCCGCAAAACTTTGATACGGTTAATTGGACTCTTGTAGGAACTGTTGGATCAACTAATGCATCTGGTTTTAGTGAGAAGGAATTCAGAGTAACAGGTATTGATTCCTTTGATCAAATGGCGGTTAAACTTGTCATGAGATCTAGCAGCTGCGCACTTGTTCCAAGAGCAAAAGATTTGATAGTGGTCGCAAATGCATAAGGTTGAAGGACACACAAACTTAAGGAAGACTAATGGAGGTGCAGTCGTAAATGTATCCTCCGCTGACTATGATAAATACATTAGACAGAAACAAATGATTCAAGATGAGAAAAGCAGAATCAGTGCTTTGGAAAAAGATGTTTCTGATATTAAGGGAATGCTTAAGCAGCTGTTGGATAAGATATGATTGAGAACATTAACATTCAAGGTAACGTAGACCTACAGCTCTTCACTAAAGATGGTGAGCTGAAGGATCAACGATACGTAAAGAATCTTGTCACGACTGCGGGTAAGGCATTCCTAGCAAGGAAATTAATTCACGGCACTTACAACGAGGGTGATGGTACAACCGTAAACGAAGTCGAAGATGTTTCATCGATCGCAATTGGTTCAGGTACTACTGCAGCTGCCTTAACTGACGCTGCACTAGAAACTGAGCTTGCTGATGTCGATGTAAGATTTGCGTCAACGGAAAATAACATTGCGAGTTTCATTACTACGTTTGAGGAAAATGTTGGCACAGGAACTGTTGCAGAGGTTGGTCTATTAACCGATGCTAGTCCCGAGCTGTTGGTTTGCCGTACCGTATTGGATACGCCGTTCTCAAAGAGTGCAACGGATTATCTTGTTGTCAACTGGAAATTACAAATTGGATAAGAGATGAGCACAATTAAGTATAGACAGAACGAGACAGATTTTGAGAGTAATATTCGCACCACGAATCTGACTGGTGAAACGTTCAAAGGTGCTCCTCTCTCAAATAACGAAGTTGATACTAACTTTGCCAATCTAAACATTGGTAAGGTGGAGAACGATGGTTCGATTCCTATGACAGGAAATCTTACTGCTCCTGGTATTACTTCCTCGGATCAAACAAACGGATTTAGGCTATATAACCAAAACGGTGATCTTGTGTTAACTGCAGGTGCGGATAACGACAAGGATGTAGTCTTTGAAGGTAATATTGATGTAGGAGATCAAGGCGCGATCAACTTGAACGTTGGTGGCGGTGATATCGTTACTAAGAACCTTTACCTTAATGGCCGATTGATCGACCAAGCTCTTTCGGAAGAATATAAAGTTTCAAACGTTGGTGAAGTGATGGAGGCAACCGTCCTTGATTCGCCAACACTAGTACTAGACGGTAACCACAGTGCTGGTGATACCACCCTTGATGTAACTTCAGTTGCTAACGTATTTGTTGGCGATTCTATTACGTCAGTCGTTTCTGGTATTCCTGCTAACACAACCATCACTGAGATTAACGGTAATACCATTACGATCTCAAATGGCCTATCAGCCAATATGGCAAGTGCGTCCAACATTCTATGTAATGACGGTAAGATGCTTGCTAAGTTTGCGACTATCTGTAAACTTGTTCAAAGGGTTGGTACTTTTGCCGTAGGAGAAACCGTTCAAGGAAACAGCACAGGATTCCAAGGTGTAGTTCATAAGGTTCAAGGCGATCTTGTTTGGGTCATTATGAACAACGATACTCAAAAGTTTAGCGGTTCAGAGTTTCTTCAGCAAATCGTTGGTGGCATTCCTGATACAAGTATTCAAGGATTGATCACTGAGGTTATTAATACCGATACTATTAAGGTTGGTCATAAGATCAAGGTGTTTGGTGTTCAATCAAACGATCCTGCAGTTCCAACCGATGAGGCAGCTCCTACACCAGCGGCAACCTCAACTAAGAACGGTACAACCGATGGCGGTCTGCCAACTCAGAATTACTATTATTGGACCTCTCAGTTTAGATTCGATAATGGCAAGATTGGTGAAGCAGCAGGACCAACTGATGTTATTGCTCATAACACTCCAGCTAACTTTACCTCTTTAAGATATAACGCGTTGTCCTTGACGAGATCATCTGGTGAATACGGTATGCTTATCTATCGTGGATCCACCACTGACCTTCAGGATGCGGAACTAATCGCAGTACTTGGACCTAGAGAACTTGGGTCAATTACTTCAGGTATCATTTTTAACGATCAAGGAATATTCACTCGTACTGAATGGTCCAGTAAGACCAACGATACGAATGCTTTCTCGGTTGAGTCAACCGCAACAGGCAGATTGGATGGAACTTATTCAACACCGTCCAACATGGTATACTTTCCACAAAAGCCACCGACGAACGAACAGATTAATACGAACGTCGTGAATCCTAGAGGATGGTATAGCGCAACCGTTGAGAAGGTACATAACAAAAAGACCTTAAGATTTACTGAAAAACTATATCACGGTGATAACTATGTTCAGCTCGTGCATGATAACACTGCAGGTTTGCAGTTAGCAATCAATGAGTTCAGAGATCTTGCGCTAAGAAACATCGTTCTTCCTGATGGAGTTTACTATACATCAAGACTTACTGTTCCTGATAACTTTGCGATTCTTGGCAACTCAAAACGAGCAGTCATTAAAGCAATCCCTTGGAACTTCGATCATTATGCCGATGTAATTAATCCAAACCAAAAAGGTTGTATCCTAACACCTCAGACCGATACACCAAATAACATTACGTTTAGAAACTTGACCATTGATGGTAATATGATCAATAACGTAACTTGGACTGAAACGCAATCTAACTTTCCAATAACGATGCCACAAGGAAGTGACATTGTTTACGACAACATCGATGTTCTCAATACCGTAGGCTCTGGTCTATATGCATTGGACAACGATCGCATTCGTATCGCAGGATGTAAGTTTAGAAACGGTGGATTGTCCTATGGTGAAGATGATGCACTTACTTCATTACTTGTATCTTCGTCCACCTTTACCACAGTGTCGGATAATATTTTTGAGAACTGGACATCAGCCATTGATGCATCAGTAACTCGTATCGGCACAATCATTGGTAACACAATTCGTAACTGTGGCTCTGGTTTATTGATCTTTGGTTCGGGTAACCTAATCTCTTCGCCTAACCTTATCATGGGTACTGACGATGAGTTTATTCCTGCCGTTGATACAATGGATTCTGACTTTGATTCAATAAACGTTAAGCTTGATCTTGGTGTTGATTATCAATCACCTTCAATGTTATACTTACGTCGTGGTGTAGCAATGCACTTAGGCGACAATCAAGATCTTGTTAGTGGAGTCGCTGTACCAGGAACCGAGGTTGAACTATCAGCCGATATTCTAGCATTAACTAAAAGAAATAATGTTGAGGCTCTTGGCGCAATTGGAGGTTCACTCGATTACTCAAACAATGGATCCGGCAATCCAATCATCACTGTTCCAATCAACGGAAACGGCGGTGACTTTGGTCTAGAGAACGGATACTTTCAGTGGAAGATAACGTCAGCCAATGTTAATGCTCTCCCATCGTACAATGAATTAAAGGCTGACTGGACTGCAACGAGTCCACCCTCAGATGAATCACTGATTGGACTTATATATAGAATTAAGGCAACTGAATATGCATATGCCTACGAGGCAGATGGTAGGATTCTTGTAAACAATTTTGAAAAGGTAGACTCCAATAATGGTAAGTTTACTTTGAAATCAAACGATGATAAGAACGTGTTCGCTGTCGGAGATGTCATAAAGACACAGAATGTGTCGGGAGCAACACTTAACTTTACAGGATCATCGTGGACTGTAACTTCTGTAGAGTCAGATGGGGCTGGAGGATTTAGGGTGGTAGCCGGTACCACAACTGACCTAACCACAGCAACAACTGCAAGTTACACTAGCTCGGCGGATGCGGATAAACCGTATCTAATTATTCGTAACACATTCGTATTAGCCAAAGGAAGACTTGATGTCTAGTTTAACAAATGTAAATAATAACGCTGCGGTCGTCGTCGTAGGTAGAACCGCACCGGTACCACCAGGACAACAGATTGCATCAAAATCTCTTCCTGTGGTTATCGCTTCGGATCAGCCAGCGATTCCCGTAGAGGAACAAAACAAAATTGCTTCTGAGGTTGCGTTATCGCTCCTCGGGATTCCGCGTTCGGAAGTCGCACTCGGTATCTTTGCTGACGTTAACACCTACGATGTTAACCCAAGTGAATGGGCTTCGACTCCAGAACAAAGAGATGGTTACTCAGCTTCGTCCGATAAAGCCTATGATGGTTTTAATGGTACTCAGAACCACGGTCTGCAACATATTCCTGAAGAATCTGGTGCTCTTATTGAGGCACCGGCGAATAAGACCGCAACATTAACATCTAAGAGATTCTTTAGATACCAACCCGGTCGTGTGTCGGCCGCAACGTTTGGTGTTAAGACATCGGTCGTACCAAATGCTTCGTCTAGTAAGCATGTTCGTAACCCGTGCGTTCGTAAGTACGGTATCTTTGATAACTTTGATGGATACTATTGGGAAACTCGTGATACTGGAACCGGTGACTTCCTTTCGGTTGTTCGTCGTACACAATCAATCATTGAGTCCAATCCGTTAACGTTTGGTTCAGAACAAACTGAAGACTTTGGTACTGCAGGTAATCCGTCCACAAGTACTGCTGGCGATCTATGTATTCTGAGAGATGGTCTTATCCATACTCATGCAGCTATGTACGATCCATCATTACTTCTTGAAGAAACCGAGTATGAATTTACTGGTGTAAGCACAGGTACTATTACCGTTGCATCAACATCAGGACTTAACGAAGGTCAGCATGTTATCTATGAGACTCAAGAAACGTCTGCCTTAGGTAACCTCCTTCACTCACGAATTTATAAAATCTTAAACCTCACTGGTACTACCTTTGAGTTAACTGAACTGGATAACGATACTAAGATCGTCGTTGGTTCTTTGAGTGGTACTCATATCATTAAGACTCCTGCTCCATTCGTATTCCCAGACACCTCGAATAACGCAGGTGCTGAAGACGTAATGTTTCCATATAAGAGATCGTTCTCAAATGAGTTTGCTGTGCTTGGTACTCCAGTTGGCGCGATCGCTACTGATACCTCTGATGCATACGCTCACTCAGGATTCGATGGAGATGGTGATTCAAACGCAGCAGTTATTCAAGAGATTAAAAAGGTTAACTCTGGTGTATCGTGTGCATTGCTTCCGGTAAACGGTACTGCATCTCATGATACTTCAGGATGGGAAAACTTTGTTGAGTGGAACGTAAAACCAGAGTTCTATAAGGTTTACGAGTATCGTATCCCACGCTCAAGATTCTCAGGTGACTTTGTTGACGGAAACGAAGATCGTAATGTATACTATTCAGATGTGGTTCGCACAGGCGGCGGCGATGATACTATTAAGTATCCTGGCCAAAACGTTAAGACCGTTGCGGATCCAGATGCAAACGAGATTAGGGACTCCATTTGGAACCTTGACTTTACTAAGGTTCTCATGCAGAAGATCGAGTTCTCTTGGTATGGTGCTGTTGGCGCGCTCTTCCTTGCGTATGTTCCCGTAAGTAACGGGGAAGCAAGATGGGTTCGTATCCACCACCTTCGCGCATCAAACCAATTAAAGGTTGCCTCTCTTGGTAACGCTACATTGCCTATCACGTATACCGTATATGGCGGTGGCTCAACCAATATGTATGGTTATGATAACGCCTCAAGGCAACAAAACTCAATTCCTGGTTCTGGTTCATACTCGCAATACATTACTAAGTATGGTGCTTCGTATTATATTGACGGCGGTGACAGAGGAACCGTTCGCCTTCATAGCTACTCAACTGAATCCGCTTCGGATGTCTACGGATCTAAGTATTCTTCGAGCAACTGGACAAAAGGTACTACGAATGGTTACGCCCACATTGAGATTAGTGGTACTAATATCGCCAGTGATGGGTTCCCAGCGATTTCAGACTATTACATGAAGTCAAGAGTCGTATCAAATAACCCAGCCGACAGAGGCGTATTTGTAGAGTGGGTGATACCAAACTCTAGTAACGACGGTGGTAAACTAATTCTAAACAAGCCTCTAGTAGGTACGGGTGGCATCGGAGTTATTGCTGATAGACCACAACTTGTCTTTGGTTTACAGACTAAGCAAAACATTATTAGTTCTCAGAACCAAGCGGTTCGTAACCGTGTACAGGTTTATCCAACACGACTTGCGACAGGCGTCTCTGGTTCAGGTACGGTTTCCCTACAGCTACTTAAGAATCCAACATTCCAAAGTTATGATGTTGATGATTGGTCCGGTGATCTAACGATCCATGGTACTGACATTGCGATTCAGCCTGCTGGGCAACCAACTACCCTAACTACAACTGCTACACCAACAGGACTAACCGCCGGTGATAGAATCTATGGATGGTTTAGATCTCATTACGATTCTTCGGTGGACGCAAACGAAACATTGTTCCCAGTACTAGGTTATGTAACGGTTCTTGCTAGTGGATTTACTTTTACTTCTCTAGAATCATTTAGTAGCACGGTTTATATAGATGCAAGTGAAACCTTCCTATACGCTGGAAACTATGACGAGGATGGCACTGCCCTTGCTCTGGCAAATGCGGTAAGTACATTTGAGATCGAACGATTAAGTTCTGTCGTTGTCAATCCTGAGCTAAGAACTCCGATTCCTGGCACAGGAACTCAAGTTACAACGTTCTTCGTTGGAGCAGGTGGTCAGCAGTTTGATTTGCTACCTTACTTTGATTATAATAAGGACTACTTATCGTTCCCTCTTACTAACGAGGTGGATACTTTGTTCCTTGCTTCTTCATCAGTTGCGGCATATAATTCAGGTTCAGCGGAGGCCTCGGTTCTAGCGAGTTTAACATGGGAAGAACAATAAACTATGTCTTACTTAAACACCACCGTCTACTCGTCATCCGGCGGAAGCACGGCTGCAGGTGCCAATTATACCTTTAAGATCCCGAGGTACACACCTCTAGATCCGTCCGAGTCGCCTGATAGTAACGGTGACTATCCAAGTGGTGTTATTGATACCTCACACGCTGTTAAAGTTGGTGACATTGCGTATTCTGGTCAAACTGGACCAGGATCTGGCGGAGGTCTGCCTGAGACCGGTGTAAAGATTATAGGCATTACTGGTGTTGGTGGAGACGGCGGAGAATCAATAACCCTGCAGGTAGAAAACCTTGAGGGTAATATTCAAGGTTTGAGCGCTGGCGATTGGATTACCATAGACAGAGTTCAAAACGCTACTGAGGGTGGTAAGATATCCTTCAGTAAGTATCCCGTGCAGACCATCACTGGTCAAGTACCTCTCTTTGATATCGTAAGTGGTGAGAAACTTGTTGACGAAACGGGTATTGAGCTCGTAACCGATGCAGAGATTTCAGTAAGAGAGATCGCTAACTCAGAGAACGCAACTGGGGTAGTTATGCCAAGTGGTATAGGTACTACAGCGATTCCTGTCGTTGAGGTCTTTCAAGAAACTTCAGAAACATCAACTACCCTGCTTGGCGTTAATCGCGCTGAGGAGCAACTATCGTTATTCTCCGATGTATCAACGCTGGGTCTTAATGATGAGGAGTGGGAGTTCTATACTCTGACTGGTGGTAACAGTCTT